ACCGTTGCCGCGCAGACGCGCCGTCAGCATCCGCTTGTGAAAGTGCCCAAATTCCATTACATCGTAATCTTGCCCGACCGCCGCGTTGCGGGTGTTTTTCTTCTGCTCGCCGCGCGTGACCGGACCGAGGGGTCCGATGATTCCGTCGCCGCCGCGGAACTGGTCGCCGTGCGTGAGCAGGTAGCGGGTGCCGTAGATGCGATATAGCGCGTCCGAGCCGTCAGGAATGTAGAACGTAATTCGCTTATCGTTCTCGAAATGGGCGGCGAGAAACTGATATAGCAGCCACCCGAACGACGTATGGTTACGGTCTTTCGACCAGATTTTTTTGGTGTCTCGGTCATGGTTTCCGCCCACGCAGGGTAAAAAAACGTGCCCGAACGTATCAGCCATCAACGCGATTGCCGGCACGAGTTGCTTGTACAAATCCATCAACGTCGGCATGGTGTTGAGTTCGTTCGACGCTGCAAGTTCGTCGTGTATGTTTCCGCTAATCATGTCGCCGCCGAGCGGCATGACGATACCGGGGTAGCGCATTTCCGGGTCAATAATCTTGCAGAGAAAAATCGTTGACTCGACCACGGTACGCAGCCGGCGGCGCGCGATGGTGAGATTGTACGAATTAACCCCGCCGATCTGCGAGGCGCGTACCTGCTCTCCCCAGTGCAAATCTGACAGCATGAGTTTCGGCACGCCCGGCGCTTTCGCCTTTTTCGGCTCATACGCCCACGAGGGTAACTGCAATTCGTTGACGGCAAGCTTGGCGGTGCCGAGAAATTCGCGCAACGCCTCGGCGGTGCTCGCCTCGGTATTCGCCTCCTCAAGCTGGCGGCGAAGGTCCGCAATGATGATTTGCGGATCGTGGACCTTGCGGAAATCGGCTAATTTCTTCGCCATGATTAATCCTCGTCGGGCGCCCAGTGTTTGAACGCGCGGGGTTGTTCCTTGCACAATTTCGCCGCTATCTTAGCATCGGCGAACCAAACTCTGCGCGGCACTTTACTGTGGGCGCCCGCCACGATCACGATATGCGCGGCGAACGCGGGGCGCGCTTCCGGCAATTGATTGCCCGCCATGTCCGCCCGCCTAGCAAAATCTATCTCATACTCCCAATCATCCCCGTCCCGGATCATTGCCGCGAACGCCTTGCGGACGGCAGCCGGGATTTTAACCGCCGGATCGTGCGCGGCGCGAAGGTCGTCGAGGGTCTTACGGGGTCGTTTTGGTGTCGTCAAAGTCTACTCCTTACGTGGCTTAATCAATGCCCCGCGAAACCATCGCGGCTTGCTGTCAACAGCCGGGCGGGATTCTGCGGGCTTATCTGTCGCTTTGCGTTCAATAATCGCCGCGTCCATTACCTGCCGCGCGCTCGTTTTCTTTAATCGCATCCGCGCCCTACCTCGCTGACGCCGGTCGAGTAGTAATCATCGACGCCGCCCTGTCGGTTCGTGTTGTACGTGTCGGCGTCGCGCCAGCCCTGTGGACACATATAGCCCCACCGTCGACGTTGCGGCCAGCGCAGCCAAAGTGTCCACACGGGGCGGGAGCCAAGGAGCTCTACGCGGTGCAGCGTCTCGGCTTTGCGGAACAGCGGGCGCCATGCGCGCCGGTAGTATTTACGGTCCTTGAACCATCTGCCGTCGGCTTGACGCTGCCAGTCGCCCGGCTGCATGCCGTCTGGGTAATACTCGCGGACGACCTCGACGAACCCTTGCGGGCTCAGAATCAGCGAGATGTTATCGCCTTTGTGGTCATGCAATGCGCGGTCGTCGTCGCTGCGAAGCCATTTGTGCAGGCTCAGTTGCCAGCCGCGCAGCACGATGAGATGCCAGCGCATGGTTTGCGGGTTCGCTCGAGGACCGATGATTAGGTCGGGCTTCATGGTGTGGGCGGAATCTTACACACTCTGACGCGGGCGTCAACTACCCTTCGGCTTGCTCGCCGCTGCCGCCGCCGTCTTGAGCGCCGCCTGTCCCGTCTCGTGTTGGCGCTGCTTGTCCGCTTCGCTCGCCTCGTGCTCGCGCGTGGCGTCGCCCTCGGGGTCGGTCGTCGGTTCCTCGGGCTCGGGCGGCTCGGGCGGTCCGCCGGTCAAATTGCTGTACCCCGAGTCGGGATCGGATTGTAACCGTACGCGCGCCTCGTCGGGCGAGATGACGCCGGCATTGATATAGCCGGTATCCATGTCCGCGTCGCTCTTGCGAATCTCGCTCAGTTCCTTTTGCGTGGGCTCATCGAGTGTCACCCAATGAATTACTAAATCGTCGTCTATCTTGCCGAGCAGCGAGCATTGAATCGCGTTCAAAAGCTTCTGCAGTTGCGGCTGAAACAGATGGACGCACTGCGCCATGATCCAGTCGTACCAGACCTGAATTTCGCCCTCGGACGTCGCATTCAAGCCGGTAGGCACGACGCCGAAAATCTTAACTAGCGGCGTATGCCACACGGCTGCCATGTGCTCCTGTGACTGAGCCTGCAGTTTGTCGAGCGAACCTAGCGACGCCTCGGCGAAAGACATTTCCTCGGTATCTTTGTTGATAGCGTTCACGCCCTGGTTATTGCGTGTCGCGGTCAAGATGTTGAGCCGGGCGAGCAGCCCGGAACCGTCGGGCGCGCCATCCTCGAGTGTCGCTTGCAGGTCGGTCGAAAGCACGAGCATCGAGAAATTGTTGATAAGGTCGTTTACGCTCTTGCGCGTGCGGAGCCACATGTTGACAGCCATCTCGCCAAGCTGAATCAGCGAGATGCCCGAGAAGTTATACATCGGCTTCAAGAGGTCGGGCACCTCGTGGCTGATAAACGTAAGGATACGGTCAGCGTGCGTCTTGCGCCCCATGATGTACCACGATGTAGGCTTGTAAAAATCTTCGCGCTCGGGATAACTCGCGTTCCACGAGTACGGCGTAGACCAATACGGCTCGAAGCACGCAATGCTTTTCAGGCTGCCTTTCTTGATGCCCTCGGGGGTAATCTCGAGCGGTTTCTGTCGCGCCTGGTCGTCGGCGTCATTGATATTAAGGTAAATCTGCCCGCGCCCGAACTCGCAATCCAAGAGCGCCGCCCGGTAGAACTTCTCGCGGACCTTGAGCCGCTCGCACTCCGCCTCAATCTGCGCGATAACCTCGCTTTTGTCGCCGCCGCTCTTGGACTGCAGCTTGAACCACTTGCGGGTCATTTCCGTTGCGACCGTCTCGCACGGCGCGCGGTACTCGGATATCTGCGTAAGCTCGGACAGGTACGGGTAGCCGGGGAACCACAGCCCCCCGCCATACCCCTGCGCGCTGCCCTGGTAGCCCCACGAAGGGCCGAACGAGTCGAGCGCGAGCGTCTTACGCTCAACCTCGCCCACGCAGAGGAACGTCGGAGCCGCGTCCATTGCCGGGGCGCCGTCAGCCGCGAGTACGGGCGTGCCGTCCTGCGCGAACAGCACGGCGGGCTTCGTGCGTAGCATGGCGGGGTCGCGCGGCAGCACGCCGCCCGGGAGCTCGGGTATCGTGGCGGCCGGCGGGCGGTCGGGTCGTTTCGGGTGCATCGGCGCGTCCTGCGTCGCCATTTCGGCGGCGAGCCGCATAAGCGCGGTCGGAATGACCATCGGTTTACGGGGCGCAGCCTTGGGCGGGGCGGCAGGGGGCGCCAGCGCGCGGGCTAGCTTCTCGCGTAGTTTGGTGAGCATAAATCGGATTATGCCCGTAACTGCGTCACGGCGCTATGTCGAGGTACGCGCTGATGAACGCCGCAGCGACTTGCGGGACGATTGCATTGCCATAGCCCCGCAGGAGTCCCACGCGGCCGGGTACCCCATGAGCCAGCGGGAATGTGCCGGGTTCAATTGGCCGCCGCTTCCCGTCTCGGCAGTCAACCAACTCTGCCGCCCAAGGAGACCGTTGATCGGCGCCGTGCCATCGCTCGCCCCGTCCTTGTGGTCGCGCGTGGTCGGCGTTGCCCGACTCGTTAGCTGCGCTTGCAAGCTCAGACTCGTCAGGCTGACCCCGCACGCCCCATTGAGAGCGGCTTTCCGCGCTAAAAACTGCTCCGGCGTCCCGCCCGCTTCGTGGCTCGCTGGCGTTGCCCACGTGGCGACCGTTTGCAGATTGTCCCCGCCCTCGCCGCGCGTCCCCGCGCCGGTCGTGTTGCTCGCTTTCGGATTCGGCCAAGTTGCCATTCTCGCCGCGTCCGTTAGTGTCGTTCCGCTGTGTCGTCCGCTCACCGTCGAATAATTGCGCGCCGCGCTCGATGCGGCGTCTTGCCTCGTCGCCGTCGGCCACGAACCACAATCGCTGTCGGATGTGCGGAGCCCCGACGCCCGCAGCGCACATATCCGCCGCCCCGACGGCGTAGTCCGCTCTTTCCAAATCAGTCGAAACAGTGTCGAGCCAAGCGAGTCCGTCCTTACTTGCAACCTGTTCGCCAAAGACTGTTGCAGGGCGGCACTCGCCGATGAGCCGATAGAATTGCGGCCAAATATGACGGGCGTCATCGGTTCCGCCGCGTTTGCCGGCTGCGCTAAACGGCTGACAGGGACAACTTCCAGTCCACACGGGGCGGTCGTCGGTCCAGCCTGCGAGGCGCAAGGCGTAGGACCATCCGCCGATACCGGCGAAGAAATGGCATTGAGTAAAGCCTTTAAGGTCGTCGGGCTGCACGTCCTCAATGCTTCGTTCATCGACCGTGCCAGCCGCAATATGTCCGCCCGCGATAAGTTCGCGCAGCCAAGCCGCAGCTTTAGGGTCAATTTCATTGTAGTACGCCCGTGGTGTTGGCACGGCGGGAGTGTGGCACGGCGCACAGTTTCGTGCAATCATCCCAAACTGTGAACTGTGACGCGCACGTCAGCCCGTTTCTACGCCAGAATAGCCCCATGAAATACGCGCTTACCTTCTCACCGCTTTAAAACCTGCAACTGCGCCAGAATACACCCATGAACAATGACCCGCGATACGAAAGCATCAATGACCGGCATTACCCGCCCGTCACGCGCGCCGCCATTCTGCCGCATTACTTGCGCCTCGTGCGAATCTTCGGAGCCCTTAGCGATATACCTGTAGGCGTCGCCGAAGCCCGCGGCGCCCGTCCTATTCGCTCCAATCGCACGCGGGCCCGTACGTGCTGGGCCTCGACGAAGCCGACCACGGGGCACGGTAAGGGATGGGGGCGCATGATTCACGACGCTTCGCATTACGTGTTCGAAAAGCGGCACCCTAGCGCGCGTCCCCACGATGGCGGCCATAGCCGGCTAGAACGTGAAATGGCCGACTACGTCGCGACCGTGGGCTGGATCGAGCGCGCGGAAGCAATCAAGCGCGCCGCCAAGGTTAAGCACGGCCGGCCGTCCTACGCCGAGCGCATCGAGCACACGCGCGCCCTAATGGCACGTTGGGAACGCAAGGCAAAGCGCGCCGGGACGGCATTGCGCAAGCTCAAGCGTCGCATACGCGCTCTTGAACGGGCTGCCAAAACTGTGAACTGTGACACGCACGTCAATCTCTGTTACGGTCAGAATGGCACCACTGAATAACGGAACGGAGTAAACGAGATGAGTAGCACAGAACAGACGATTCAGCGCGCAGACGACAAGTACACGCGATTACTCGCCGCCGCGCCGGATATGGCGGAAGCGCTGCGCGCGATGATTCATATATGGGACGGCGGCGCGGACACGTTCAGCCGCTTGCAAGCGGTTAAAGACGCCCGCGCCGCGCTCGCAAAGGCGGGTCTATGAGCAAATTCAACTGGGGTCAACGAATGAACTTCAAGCGCGCCGTGCGCCTGAACAGCCCCGCAACGTTTGCGGAACTTCGCAGCCTGTACGAATCGGTGCGAGCCGGTACGCAGTTCGGCTGTTACTCGGGTTACTCGCCATGAGCGAACACGATGCACATTTGAGCCTGACCGATACCGTCAGGATTATCCGCGAGGACGCATTGCGCCCCGCTGATCCGCTGGAAGCCACGCAGCGCATGACCCCGTATCAGAAAATGGAAGCGCGGCGGCGCGGATGGGCGCTACATTTCGGCACGATGTACTGCCCGCAAGAATCGGTGCGGACCGGCCCGAACAGCATCTCGACGCCGGATTTTCGCGACAACCGCCCGCGAGGGCATCTCGATGAGTACCAAAAGCGCGTTCAAGACTTGCGCATAGGGGATGACGAATGAACAGTTATATAGTTCTCAAACAGACGCCCGGCGGCGCGCACAAAATGCCGCGAACGCCTTATTTTCAAGTCATCAACACGCGCGCCGGGTGTACGCAGTACGGGTTCCCGGCGGAAGTTGTAGCAAGTTGCAGGGAGGAAGCGCACGCCGAACGCATTGCTGATTTGTTCAACAGCGACACGGCTAAAGAGGTCGGCGTTCCGCGCGGACCCGTCGCCGATTCGTTTCGCGCGTCCATTTATCGCGAAATCGCCGAACTCTGCGACGAGGGCGGCGACGATTTATACTCGCTTGCCGATCGGCTGCGCGCATGCGCAAAGACGTGGGCGAAATGATTCCGCTCCTAACCCTCGCCGTCGCGGTCGGCACTGCGCAGCCCTGCCTTGCGCCGCCGAAAGCGGCGAAACATCACCACTCACACATAATTGGCAACGTTCCTATCCAATCGTGCGTCACGCCGCCCGTACCCATGTGTTTCCGCGAGCCGGCGCCCGTGCCCGATATCGAGCCGCTGGCCGCGCCGTTGATTTACTACACTGTGGGGTTGTTACCGGATGACAGCCCACCGCCGCCGGCCGACGATACGTCGCAGGACGAGCCGCCCATTATCGCCGGGGGCGGGGTTGTCGTGATCGGCACGTATGGACCGATCGGCGGCGGGGGTACGCCCGAGCCACCCGGCGGGTACTCGCCGCCCCCGGTCGGTACGCCGTGCTGTGCGACGCCGCCCACACGGGCGCCCGAGATGAACGGGCCGGGGGCGGCTGGCGCCCTGACGTTGCTGCTCGGTTTCGTGGCTGTGCTGCGAGGGCGGCGCCGTGCGTGAGCCGGGACTCGCGTCACGGAATATGCATTACCGTTGGGAATGGCAAAACCCGCAGCCCAAACCGGGCGAGGTTGAATACCTCGGAACTGTGACGGGTGTCGCTGCAGCCCGACAGGGAACAGCCGACAATACAAGACATGGACATTCTAGCAAACACAGTCGCCCGAATCGCTATTAACCTGCTCGGGTTTATCGTAGGGTTCGGCGCGGTCATTTTACTTTTTTGGAGTTGACCACATGAACTATACGAACTTAGGTGTTGTCGTCGGGTCGGGGCTAGTGCGTGTCGCAACGCTCGTAGCGCTCCTTTACTGCGCGTATGAACTGCGCGACATAAACTATACGCTCGCCAGCATCGACCGCGCAACGTACGTGATGTGTGCGAAAAACCCTACTGATATAGCTAGGAGCAGCTACACATGAGCAACTACGAACTATTCGGCACGAGGAACGGCCCGTTCTACGTCGCCGACACCGACCGGCGCGTCCGGCCCGCGTCAAACCGCGGTCGGCAGCACTTCGCACGCTATCCGATGAGTCAGTTTTACGACATAGCGGCCGACGCCGCCGCGGTTCAAACGTGGCTTATCGAGCGCGAGGCGGGCTATCCGCAAAAACACTTGCCGTGGCCCGAATGGGACCGGCCGGGTTCGCTGCGCGTATGAAACCCCCGGGGCGCGCATACGAGCTCGCCTTGCTGATTATGCGGATCGCGAATATCGGTATGTTTTGGCTGATCGTCGCGAGCCTGTTTCGGTTGGGGCTCGGCGAGGGGTCTTGACGCGGCTCGAAAGTGCCAACCAGCCCACCACGGCATAGGAGTATTTGCCAAGCCGGTCAGCACTTCGAGCGCGCCGGCTTGAGGTAAAGCACGGAAACCGCAGCCAGTCTATGCGGGGTACGTATTCTCTGTCAACGCCGGCTCGTCCACGGGCTCGAGCTTGGATAGCTGCACGCCGTTGTCCCGCGCGTAATTCTTCGCGTACGCCTCGGCACTGTCGCGGCCTATAGCAGTGATCGGCTGTACGATTTCCTGCAGATACGTTGCGCGGTATTTCATGCCTCGTAGTGTGGCCCGCATCGCGCCGCACCGTCAACCCCGACGCGCTGTAGGCGTTACCTGACCCTGCACGGTCGCGAGAATGGCGCCCATGTTCGTCATGCTCTGCTTGCGCGGGGCGAGCATCATAAGCACGGCGTCGGCAAGGTCAGGGCTCGCTACATCGTCGGGCGCTTTCTCAATCTGTATTTTTCCCGTGAGCGTCTCTTTGACCGTGGCTTGCGATAGCTGGCTGAGCAGTAGGTCGCGCAGTGGCATCGCCCCGTCAATGCAGATAATCAACTGCGAGTCATACGTCATGCCCTTGCGGGCTCGCCAGGCGTGATAGCAGCCGAGGCGCCCCGCGTACCACGTCTGAGCCTTACGGTTCAAGAATAGGTCTTTCGCTTTGCGCTTCGTGCCCGGTACGATCTGCTCGGGGCGGACAACGGCTTCGCTGCCGCGGTACGGGTGCGTCGCGAGTGTGCCGTGTTTGAAATAACTCTCGGCGTCTTTCATCGTGGACTGCACCTCGGTCCGCGCCTCGTTAATAAGCCGCGCGTCGGAGTGAACAGCCGCGCCGCCCATGCCGTCCGCGTCGTAGTCCATCGCGGTCAAGCCCCATTGCTCGCAGACATTGAACGCGCGTTGCACGCTGTAGCCCGTATCCGAGCCCTTGCCCGACCACTGCTCGACGTGCTTAACCTTGCGGCCCTTGCCGATGGCGAGCGCGTTTTTATCCTTGCCCTGGTCGGCAATGTCCATCGCGGCTCGCAGCGCTCCGGTCTCAAGGTCGACGCCTAGGAACTTGTCAATGTCGACCGCGGCTTGCGCCCACGCGGAGGGGATGCATACGCCCTCGAGAGACGCCGCAAAGTCGCAATCGATTTCCTGCTTGATGACGACCTCGTCGAGCTCGGCGCATTGCTGTTCGTACCACGCTTGATTCTTGCGCGGGTCGTCGCGCCAGGTAAAGTCAAAGCGCCGTATTGCCGGATTGTGGGCGCGCGTGTAGAAGCTGTTCGCCATGCCGTTGACCGACGACATGTCAATGCGGCAACGGGTGTTCGCTGACAGATTCTTGTCGATAACCTTGGGATGCTCGAAGTGCGCCGATTCGTCGACGATGAATATCGCCTTACGCCCGCCGCGGCCCGCCATGTCGCCCGCCTCGCCCGTGATGCTCGAGCCTGTGAGCGGGAACGATACGCGCTTGTCGGCGCTGCACTTTGCAACATCAAACCCGCCGTTAAACTCGGGCGGCAGGTACTCGAGGAACGAGCGGACCTTGTAGAACAGCGTGTCCGGGTCGCCGCTGCGGTCAAGCTTGATCTCGAGCGCCGACCCCACGCCGGCGGCGAACCCTGCGCGAAATATGCATAGCGTGCAGAGGAGCGCCATGGCGACCCACGACGCACCGACGTCGCGAGACTTGACGACGACGCCCGGCTTGCTGTCTATCCAACAGCCGAGCAGCCACCGCACCATCTCGCGCTGCTTGGGGAACAGATGAAACGCAATGACCGGGTTCACGCCGTCGGCGATTAAGCGCGGGTCGTTTGTGTAGCCCCAGTCGTCAATGAAGTCCGCCAAGGCGTCAGCCGTCGCGCCGTAGTACCGCTTGACCCATGCGATTTTCTCATACGACTTAACGCTAGACTCATCGCGACGCAACCACGCAAGCCGGTCCTCGCGCGCCTGCATGTCAGCCGCCGCGGCGCCATACACCTCGCGCAAATCGAGACGCCGCGCACAGTATTGCTGCGTTATGTCCCGTTCGTCTGGCGTGAGGGTGAGCCAATGGGCCGCACGGGCCGCGCCGCTCAAGCCTAGCGTTAATTCAAATAGCTCGCGCGCTCGAGGCGGGCGCTTCATGGCGGCGTACGCGCGGGCAGCGAGGTCAGTGTTGGTAATACTCATGACCCGAACGCATCGAACAGCCGCAACGCCTCGTCGGGGCTTGCGTCCTTGGCAGCGCTAACCGTGACGTTCGCATTGAGATTCATGGATCGCGACACGTACGCGCCCTGCAGTTTGTTCAGCATATCGGCCGCCTCGGATTTGCTCTGCATGCTGATCGTAATCACGCCGTCCTTGTCCTGGCTAGCACTCTTGAACAGCGCGCGTCCCTCGGGGCTCAGTTCGTCGGTCGGCGTGAGTTCGACCCGCTGATAGCCCCGCCCCTTGCAGTGCGTGCAGCCGGCGCGTGGCTTCATGGGATTCGGCTGTGGGGGACGCTCGTCAGCGAACGGACTCGGCTCGAAATGAGCAGCCCACGCCTCAGCCACGAGGGTCGTCGACCAGCAGTGATCGCACGGGTCGACCACGATGCGCGAGAGCTCCTCCGGGTCGGCGTTGATTATGAGCCGCAACCACGCCATGCGCTCCGTGAGGGTCGACACAACCTCGGCGTCCACTGCGCTCCGCAAGTCGCGCACTCGAGCTCGCACGCCGGGATTGCGGTTCAGGTCGGCTATCTGCTTGTGCATCGAGCCGGGCGTCGAAGCCACGAGGCGGCCCTGCCGGAACGCCTCGGCGTAGGACATACCGGCGGCCACGCAGCGGGCGTACCGCTCCTGCCGCGCCGTCAGGGGGCGTGGTTCGAGGACCGGCACGGGCAGCGTGACAGCCGTGGTATTAGGCGTACTGCTCATATTGTGCAAGTTACCTGACGCGCCACTAGCCACGCAAGCCACACGCCCACACGGGGGTCTGAGCCGGGCGCAACGGTCAGTGTACAAGTGTACTAATGCACCGGTTTAGGGTCGATTGGGTATAATTCCTATATCTTCTCTCCGTGTAGGTTGTATTATGTTAAATAATAATATTGTTAAATGGGGTAGGGTGGGAAATATAGGCGGTCGACCGTAAAACGGTGCATTGGTACATTTGTACACTGACCGCAAAATTAAAATCTGGCTAGACTATTGCGCCGCAGCATGCGGGATAATAGCGGTACCCCCGAACCCCGGAGCCCCGCCATGAAACCCGTTACCTGCGCCCCTGACGCCGACTGGCATGAGTACCGCGCTGACGGTGACTACTCGCGTGAGGGGTCCGAGGACAGCGACGATTATTGAATGATCGCGCGGGATATGTCACGGCGGGCGTTGACCGTCGTGTAAGACCATGCCTACACTGACTCCTGTTCACCAATAGGAGAATATTCAATGAAGTTCCTCTACGCAGCATTGCTGCTTGCAGTCACCGCCCCGGCAATGGCTGGCCGAGTTTGCCCACCGCCCGACTCCGGCTTGCCGTGCGTCGATGTCTCGACGACCACGGTGTCGGTGCCCGGAACACCGCCGCAAGCGCCGCCCCCGACTCCGCCGAGCGCGCCGCCGAAGTGAAGGCCCCTCTGCGAGCGCACGCGAACGACGGACGCGACCGTGCGCTCTGTTCTGGGGGTCGGTGGGACAAACTCGCCCCGACCCCTGACGATGTAACGTGCGTGCATTGCATGAGGCACCTTGGGCGCTATGTCCCGCTCCGTCGGCTCCTCGAGCACCAAATGATTCAGAAATTGCGGCACACGCGCGCGGCGGGCGCCCCGTACGCCGTCGGCAAGGGGTAGGCAATGAATCTGACCGATGCTGAATTGACCGCCCTCAAGGATGCCCGGCGCTTCGCCTGGATACGCCGTAAGTTCCTGGCAGGGCGTCGCTATCGCCGGCAGTACCTCCGCACGATGCTGTACGGGGTCGAGGCATGAGATACAGGCTCGTCCGGGTTCATGAGTACTATTACGTTGAAGCGTACAAGCTCGACAAATTCTTGCTTAGGCGTTGGCGGCGCGTGTCGCCACGTTTCAACAGCGCGGCGGCGGCACGGGAGTGGTATGCCAACGTGACCGGCGAGCAGGCGAAAGGCTTTGAAGTGATCGAGGAATTATGACCATTGACGACCTCCCCGACGTGACGCCCTATGCGCAGCGGGTCTTGCGCGGTCACATGCTCGCCGTGCAGCGTCACGCCTCGTACTGCACGCGCGTGCCGCCCTGCTCGAGTGCTGAGATGATGCGCGATTTCCACGGGACGCCCCGGCAGTTCATGCGCGCAGCGTATGCCGCGTGTGGTGAGATAGCGCTCATTGAGGCGGCGCGAGCCTCGCAAGCCTATGCCGAG